CCATATTATATATAGTATGGTAGGAAGACGTATGCCCTATGGGAAATAGAGCAAACAACTAGGATTAGTTGCTTGCACTATCCCGAACTGGGGTATTATCTTTGCATCAAAAAAGATAATATATGACCATCACATCACTTCCGTCGGGCAGTTGCTTCCTTGAGAACATCCCCGACATCGATATTCTCACGGCCAAGACCCGCCTGCTCGTCACCATCAAGATAGGTGATGATATCATCTACGATGAGTATCTCTATCCTGCCGATGGAGAGGTCAGAGTGATCGACCTTGCCGACATCTTCCGTCCTTATGCACGCCGGAGGCTGGCAGTCACAGCCACCATCACCATCGCCGAGCAACAGGTTCCGAGCTCCGGAGACACCGACTCGGCAACAGTCACCGATACACAGACAGCCAACCTGCAGGTCTACTATTCTACCGTAGACATCGTGGGCGTGGACTGCTCTACATTCCTCACCACCCACTTCCTCACCCTGCTCGAGGGGCACAAGACCACCTACATGGGGCGACTTGAATATCTCCACTACATGGGCAAGGAAACAGCAGAAGTCACCGCACACTATGCGGACAAAACCACAAAAATGTTTACCGCACCAGCCACCGGCGGCAACGACATCTACACCACCATCGACGTCTCTCCGTCGCGATTCGAGACCGAGGGCACCGACCTTCTCTACTACGTGGTAGAGGCAGGCTCACGCTCCATGACCTTCATCATAGACAGCGAGGAGCGTGATGTGGCGCCTACTCTGCTCTTCACCAACAGCTTCGGCTGCCAGGAGCTCATCTACTGCACAGGCAAGCACGAAGTAGACCCGCAGTACACCCGCGATGCAGCCTACATGGGCGGCATCAGGGTAAACTACCGCATCACAGAGCAGCGCACATTCAACGCCGATACTGGCTATCTGGGCACAGACATGGCAAACTGGGCAGATGATCTCTTCCGCTCAGACGAGGTCTATCTGGTCAACTTCATCGGCGGGGTAGCCAAGGTGGGCAAGCGTGTCACACTATCTGACTCCAAGTCCAAGCGCGACAACCTGCGCGACAGCGTGCCACGCTTCACCTTCAGCTACACCTACGCACAGAGACAGCACAATGTGCTGGATCTGCAGCGTGCCGGTCGTATCTTCGACAATACATTCGATAACACCTTCAACTGATGAGACGCACGGCTTACCACCTCACAGAGGTGCTGCGCCTCCTGGCCAAGGCAGAGCGAGACCGCTCTACAATCAATTTGAAGGCGTGGACATCAGACGGCAAGACCGTCGACTATACAGGATGGCTGGTCAGGGGCAGCAGCTGGCGTGGCGGATTCCACCGCCTCGTCAACCCGGCAAATGCCGAGGTTCGCACCGTTCCGGACATCTACATTCACCAGTTCCTGGGCTTACCAGTTTATTTATGACATGAAACAGAAAAAATATCAGCTTCAGCAAGTAGGAACCAGCGGTTCCTACAGTCGCTACGCTCTCGTGGCAGAGGGCGTGAGCAGGGTAACAGACTCCACCACCATCGAGCAGCAGTACGGAAGGGATACCAGTTTTCTGGGTTCCGGAGAGGTGGGAGATGCCACCACGGGCATCTTGGAGACTTCAGACGGCAAGCTCTTCGAGTATGTGAACTATGGCGATGACAACGACATGCCATACACCCTGCAGCAGTTGCTGCGCCGCAACATGGTGGCGCAGCGAGCTATGGCTTTCAACGTCCAATGCTGCTACGGCCAGGGCGTGCGCTTCATGGACCGGGAGACCAAGCAGGACACTACCGACAGCGAGATACGCGACTTCTGCCTGAAGAACTCCATCCACGAGGTTTTCATGCAGCAGGCGACCGATATGAAATTCTTCTTCTGGTCGGTAGAGGTCATCATCCTGAGCCGTGACCACTCCAAGATAGTCAACATCCGCCACAAGGACGTTTCCTACTGCCGACTGGAGGTACCCAATGAGAAGGGGCGCATAGAGCATGTCTTCTTCGGCGACTTCCGCAACGTCATGTCGCCGGTCCACACCGAAGTCATCCCGCTGCTCGACCTCTACGACCCGCTGGGCGACCTCATGGCGCGCATGGGTAAGGCTCCGGATCCATATACCGGCATCAGGGGCAAGGCTCCTGAGATGGGCAAGGACTGCAAGTTTGCCATCATTTCACGCATCCCGACACCCGGACTGCAGTACTATCCGATACCATACTATGCCAGCATCTTCGACGATGCCTGGTACGACATCTACCGTCTCATCGGTATCGGCAAGCGCTACATGATAAAGAACACGTCCGCTCCACGCATCCAGATAGAGGTGCACCGCGACTACTGGGAGGAACTCTGCAACAACGAGGACATCATCGACCCGGATAAGCGCAAGGAGCGCATCCTGCAGGAGAAGGACAACATTATCAATTTCGTGTGCGGACCGGAGAATGCCGGCAAGGCGCTCATCACGGGCTATTACTTCGACCCCAACGGCAAGGAGCAGCGCATGGTGCGCATCATCAACCTCTCCGAGGGCAGCAAGAAGGAGGGTGGCGACTGGGCAGACGACATGAGCGAGGCATCCAACGCTCTCTGCTTCTCGCTGGGCGTGCATCCAAACCTCATCGGAGCAACCCCGGGCAAGAGTCAGATGAACAATTCCGGCTCAGACAAGCGAGAGCTCTTCATACTCAAGCAGTCGCTCGAGAAGGCTTGCCACGACATCATGTGCAAGCCTTACCACGTCATCTCCCACTACAATGGCTATGCCGACCGAGGAGTGACCGTAGACGTGCCGATGATAGAACTCACGACACTAGACAAAAATAAGGACCAACAGACATCAATAGTTTCAAACAATAATGGCAAAAATGAAGATTCAAATCAGCAAGGATGACTTCGAGCAGAGCATCCTCGTAGCGACAAGCTCGCACTCTGAGGTGTTCGAGTCGGTGGAACCGCATTTCAAGGAGTCCTATCAGCGGATCAGTAAGCAGATACTGGGCGAGGTAGGCGAGAAGGCGCTGGAGACCAGCGAGGAGGCACTGGAGACCAGCGAGAACCCCTGGTACAACAACAGCGAGGAGCTGCGTAAAGCAGTCATCAAGACTGTATGCCTCGATGCCTTCCTCAGCGTAGTAAGACACCTCGACCTCGTGCTCACTCCTACAGGCTTTGGCGTTGTGGCCAACAACGAAGTCTCTCCGGCAAGTTCCTCCAGAGTCGAGGCGCTCATCGAGCAATGCCGTGTAGCCCTCATCTCATCACAGCAGACAGTCCTGGCACTTCTCTGCAACGTACCGGGTTGGGGTAAAACCCTACAGGCAAAGCAGGGCATACAGACGATAGTTTGGAGCTTTGACGCTTACCGTTTTCTCACGGGAGAGACCAGCATGACATCCAAGGAGTGGGCATCCAAGTTGGCAGCCATGCAAGAGGCAGATGCCACCATACGCAAGCTTGTTTCTGATGAGCAGATGGATGACATCATGTCACAGGTTAGATGCGAGCGTAAAAGTAATTGGGAAGAGAACGAGGTGCGCCTCATGCTGATGCGCTGCATGATAATGCTTGCCAACGGCATGCTGTCTGCATACTCCAACGAGCGTGCAAGTCTGCTATCGTACCTAGACAGAAACCTAGATAAATTCCCATTATATGCGAATTCATCGGCATATAAGGCTAATCATTTCAAAGAATTTCAGAATGAAAAATCAAAACCTGCCTTCGTTTTCAACGCATAAAGATGGTACACAAGAGTTCAATTTCAAGGCGCCGTCATCGTGGGCGGAACTTTCAGAGGATCAGTTGCGCTATGTCCTCTACATCTTATCTTCGAATAGGGACAAGATTGTCGCCAAATGCCACCTCCTGGTTAGATTCTGCGGTCTTGAAGTACATAAGCACACCCGTACAGGGTGGAAATGCAGCGTGCTCTGTTCCGTTCCCGGTGAAATGCCAAAGAGGAAAGTCCTATACATTAGCAGCGCCGAGATTCTATCGCTTCTCAAAAATTTCGATTTCATCGACAAATTTACCGATTTTCGGCCTCTGCAGAGAGCTAGTGACGTTCTACTAACAGCAGTTGACAGCATGCTTCATGATGTCAGCTTCTACGATTACCTCAATATCGAGAAGAACTACCAGCTGTTCATGCTTAACCAGGAAGACAAGTTCCTGCAGAAAATGGCGCACCTCATGTATAGAACCGCAGATGGTTCTGCCGATGAAACCGCCCATTTTGAGCCTTACGAGCTTCTGGGTGTCTTCATTTGGTTCTCCAGCGTCAAGGAGTATTTCGCCGCCAACTTCCCTCACTTCTTCAAACCGGCAAGAGAGGGTGGAGAGCTGCGCCGTGTGGACATTCTTCCTGCCATGCAGGCGCAGATCAGGGCACTCACCGATGGTGACGTGACCAAACAGCAGGCAGTCTATAATACCGACTGCTGGGCTGCCCTCACAGAGCTTGACAACAAGGCACGGGAGGCAGAGGAGTTCAAGGAGCGCAACAGGCAAAACAGTTAAATTCATAGCACATGACAGTAAAAAACTTCGATTCCATCGCATATTTCAAGCAGCTGGCTGCCGAATGCAGAACCTGCAGGGATTATAATTTTGTCGCAACAGAGTGTTCCGGACCCGATTCCATCCAGGGAGTCATGCAGCAGTTCCGCAAGGCATCCAACTTCATCATGGTGTCAGACACCGTTGACAGCAACACCCATTCCGTCGGAGAGGGTTTTTTCGACCGCAATGTCTATACCGTCTGGATCCTGGCAGGGTACCGACGCGAGGACATGGCAGACCGTGAGCAGAAGCTTAACATCTGCCGCTATATCTTCCGCCAGTTCCTCAGCCGTATGCTTCACGACAAGAGCCGTGAGGCATACGACGGGCAGATGGAGTTCCTGGACCTCACGCAGGTCTATTCGAGCGAGCTGGGCAGATGGTCCATGAATGGCGTCACAGGCCTCTATTTCATGATCACATCAGACGAACCTATCGACATACAGTATGACGAGAGCCTATGGCAGACCAGTCAACCATAAACGACCTGCTCAAGTACGAGCATGGTTGGGCTGATTCCATGGGCGAGTACTGGCGAGAGCGCATGGAGCGGCTGCGTACCATCGACACCGGAGCACTCTACCGCAGCATCAAGGCGCATATCGAGCAGGGCTCGACAACGACCATTGAGCATAATTTCCTCATGTACGGCATCTATGTTGCAGCAGGCGTTGGACCGGCTCATGAGTGGTACCGCTGGAGTCAGGGAGCAAAAATCCGACGCATCAACGGTGGAGATCTCAACTTCCTCGGCGAGGAATACCGAGAGGAGCAGGGACTTGACAAGCCCAAAAAAGTGGGTCCTGCATGGGGCGGCAGGGTTGCCGGCGGTGAACCGAAGGGACCTCGCGACTGGTTCAGCCGCAAGTATTATTCTTCGGTGATGAAGCTCAATGAGCATGAAGCGGAATTCTACGGAGAGCGCTATCAGGGCTTAATGGCATCAGCCATCACGGAAATGTTTACAGGCATAGGAGCCGCACGCAACCTCTAAGGAGCGTATTTTTATCGGTTCCATCGGCATATTATCTTTGCAGACAAAAAAATAAATGGCAGACAAATTAGACAAGAGCAACCTTCAGACCCTCTTCGAGGGCATCAGAGACGAGCGACGCCTGCAGGCCAACACGGCAAACCGCATAGGCAATGCCTTTCTCTCGCTGCTGCACTTCTGTGCCGATGAGACCTCAGACAAGTATCTGAGCAGGCAGCATGATGATGCTGCTGAGGGCATGATTACCTTCCTGCGTGGACTCATTTCCGAGCAGATGGCGCAGTTCAAGGTGGGTGCACAGTTCGGTGACTTCGTCTCCGGACTTTACAACGGCAAGGGAGGGCAGGTCGATGCCAGCGGCAATGCCGAGGTTGAGAGCATCACCGTCCGCACATACATGCGGGTCATGGAGCTGATTGTCAACCGCCTGTCAGCGCAGGAGGGTGACACTTTCTTCACCGAGAGTGACACCATCGAGAGCGTTGACAACCTGGGTGATGACTGCTATGGCCTGCACCTCCGCTCCAAGTATAGTGGATACTTCACGGCTCAGCATGTGGGCAACGTCATCAAGGGAGTGGTCAACAACATCGCCTCGGCAGCCAATTCTGGCACCTCGGCTGATTACTACACCTCATGGATGAGAGTCAACAGCGTCAACGCGGTTAAGAATTACATCGAGGTCACCCTCTATCCTGATGCCGATGTTCCGGCAGGCAAGAACTTCCCTCCATGCGAGCTCATGAACATCGCCCGTTATGGCAACCAGACCGAAGAGTCGCTGCAGAGCTGCTTCTACATCTCCAGTTCCGAGGGGCGCATAGTCAAGCTGACGGGCGTCACCAAGCCGATACTGGATGATTACAACTACGGCATGGTCTTCGGCGACATGCCCGAGTTCGTCAAGTCGCTCAACCTGCCCATCGTCAAGGGCAGGGATTACCTCTATGCAGCCGGCATCATCACCCAGGACATCATACAGATTGACTACCATGGCAAGCCGATAGTCGATTATGTTGACCGGGGACCATGGTCAGAGACGGCAGACTATTTCTGCTCATCTCTCAATGGAACTGGCAAATACGAGACTTCCGATGTCTGGTATACCGGGTGCAAGTGGCGATGTCAGAAGACTGGTACCCATACCGCACCAAGGTGGAACAATACCGATTGGGCGATGATAGAGGGCAATCCAGCATTCACCATCGATTTCCTCGAAGACGAGACGCTCTATGATTTCGACAACTTCCGGGCTCCGCTGACTATCGTTGCTACGCTCTACGGCCAGGATATCACCTCAGATATCCTCGACAGCGATGTAGCCTGGACCAGATACACGGAGAACAGGGCTGGTGAGCAGAGAGTCACAAGTGACAATATCTGGTCACTCGAAGTCGGTTCCAAGGCAGGCAAGGCTATTGTACTGACCCAGTCTGACCTCTCCATCGACAGCGAGGGAGTTCCGGCTAAGATTAGATTCACGGCAACAGTTACACTTCGTGATGGTCTGGGCGACGAGGTTGCCCAAGATTCCATCACACTGGATTGTGTTTAATAACATAAAAGATGAAATACAAAAGATTAGACTTCAAATACACGCCTCTGCAGGTGAACACATCCAAGACAATATCAGGCAGCGTTCCGCTCGAACAGACTTATGACGCCAACCAGAATGAGTATGCTCCTAATTACGAGTTGACACCATGCGCCTTACAACCGGTCGTTGGTATAATCGACAGAGATAACATACTCGAGAGTGGTCGTGTCAATAGTGAACTGACAGATATCGCCTGGTACAGAGTCGAGAATGGCGTGGAGGGTAATGCGCTGGTTTCGACACCCAGGAAGCATGTCATCACCTCGACCGGCAATGATGCCGGCAAACTGCTCTGGTATGTCAACGCAGCGCCGCAGAAACCGATTCTGCTCAGATTCAAGGCGAAGTACCTGGACAGCAGAACAAATAAGGTTCACAGAATTATGATGGACTATTCCATCAACTGCAAGAATGCGACCCTCTACAAGCCGACGCTGCTGCTTTCGAGTGGTGACCGATACTATAATCCGCTTCGTGATACAGACAAGCAGGTCATCAATGCATCTCTGCGCCTCGGATCAGAGGAGTGCGCTAAGGAGAAGAGGCTGTTCGTCTGGGAGGTTCTCCGTGATAGAGGTCAGTTCTCTGCCATTACAGCAGATGACCTCGAAATCAAAGTTTCTTCAGATGGTGCATCGGTTACTCTAGACCGCTCGCTCATGGGCAAGCGCATCTGCATCAGATGCAGGGCTAAATTCTCGGCTGATGGCAATCCGGCAAGCGTAGATCTGAGTGATGCTACACCGAACAGAATTGTCAATATCGTCCGCAGGATACCATTCTACGATTACGATATCCTCGACACGGTCGACGAAGTCCTGCCCGACACGAAGGTAGTAAACCCAGCGGCAACCATCTCTGACAATGTCGGAGAAATTGCGAACCCGACAAGAGAACTGCAGGTCCTCTGGTGGATGGCACCGAATAACTCGATACACTTTGAGAACGCTGTCCTTGTCGGACATGGCATGTCTCCGAGAGTACCTACAAATCTGCTGGATCCGAACAGGGGAGCTATCCTTGCTTTGGAAGTTAAAGACCTCGATCCTTTAGCTCTGGCTATGGATGCCGACGGCAAGGTCTTCGTGGACGCAGAAGGCAATCCGTTCATTTTTCACTAATCATCATTTATAATATAATATATGGAAAGATACATCAAGGCAAATCGCAAGGTCGTGGAGTTGCTTCAGCTGACCGAGGACAGAACTGAGCTGCAGGATGGCAATTTCATTCTCTGGTGTCAGGATATCCTACAGCTTGGGGAACCTATCGAGTTCGAGGAGACGCTGTCCAGAATAGGCGCTATCGCTATGGATGGCAAGACCGCCTGCATGGAGCAGGAAGGCAAAGTGTGCAACAAGCTGCCTGTAGCTACAGACAGCAGATTCATCATGACAGAGCAGAGAGAGGAGGCAGAAAATGAGTAGCGCAAGTAAGTCGACAACCATCAACTTCATACCAAAGATGGGTACATTTACTCCGTCAATCCAGTCGCCTGACGGAGATATCTACCAGGAGTACCAGAGAAATGGGGATGTCGTGACTGTCTATCCGGATTTCTCGCAGACGCAGCCGAAGCTGTACTTCGTTGTCATCTCATCGAGAACAGCAGAAGGCATCAGTACACCAACCTCCATGAAGTACTTCTTCAATGATACGGAGATTCCTTTCAATTCTGCAGGCAAGTCTACAGGACTGTTTGACGGTCTCTTTGAGATTATCAGACCAAGTGCTTCGCAATTATATTGGGGACTGAAAATCTGCAACAACCTGGTTAAGGTTTCCAATTATAGCGGCATTACAATCAGGATGGTCGGTACCATCACAGAGCGTTCTGGGCAGCAGGAGGCTACAGATGATATTCAGGCTAGCTACGATATTTCCGTTGGCCCTTACACAGGAGTCGCCTATCGTGTGACAATAAAGGCTCCGGCTAATGATACGCACAACTTCGTTCTGGGTAGCAAGGATGACAGCTGCCAGCTCGAAGCCAAAGTTACGCAGGGCAACGAAACTCTGACAGCAGGACTATATTACAAGTGGTATAAAGCAGTCAATAGCATCACAGGTTGGGAGCAGATTGCAGGAGCCAGTGCCAAGATCCTCACCGTCAAGGCATCAGATGTTGATTGCACGAGGGAGTTCATGGTGGAAGTGTACAACGACAAGGCCATGGGCAAGGATAATATGCTGGGTTTCGACTTCCAGACTGTCATCGATGCGTCAGATCCATACGATATTGAGCCCAACCCGACACCGGCTGATGAGTCTATCAGCGAGGACGAGTCAGGCAATGGTACTGTGACCTATACACCGAGACTGATTGTCAGGGGAAAATCTGAGGCTATCGGTAGTAAGTTCTATTTCACGCTGAAGTCAGGTTCTGGTGTTGTCCTCAATACTGAGGCAGCACGCAAGCCTACTGTCCAGCTGAGTTCATTTGCTGTGACCAGGGCAGACTGCGAGCATGCCGGTTACAGCAGCGTGTCATTAACGATTCAATCAGTCAAGTAGTCTATGACAGTAATAACAAGAACTATTAATTTTATCCGGAAGGCTGTCAAGGGTGAGAAGGGCAGCGTCCTTCGAGGTCCGCAGCTGTGGAATACCTGCAGCAATGGATACACATTCGAAGCGGGTGGAGAAGGTGAAGAGTGGAAGGATGTTGTCTTATATAATGGCAATAGCTATTCCTGCATCAAGACGCACGTCAAGACTGCAGATAATTATCCGGGATCTGCAGCTGATCTGAACAACCATTATTGGCGACTGGGTCAGTCTATCGAACTCATCATAGCCCACATCATCCTCGCCCAGTACCAGATGGTAGAGAACCTGGGTGTCCGAACCATCGAGATGAAAGATAAGGACGGCAATGTAGTCTTCAGAGCTAAGGACGGCGATCTCGTTTGCAAGGGAGGAATATTCCAGAATGTCAGCGTCTCTGGAGATGTCTCTGTCGGAAGACTGAGATACAACGTGAATACTGTAACTGATGGTACTAGTGTCATAAATGGCTCTTTCATCCGGGGTGGCGGAACCTATGTCCTACCACACCTGAAAGATGAAGAATTCATGCGCATCGTTGTCTTCAATCCTATCATAACTCGCAGTTCACCGCCAGCGGAACTTAAAGGCGAGGAGAAAATGGACGCATTCATGGAGGCAGGCAGCAGTTTCTTTACGAATAGAAAGACTACCATAAGTGTTGAAGGGTGGTGTGAGCTAATCGGCACGAACCATCTTGGTCATACAATATGGGTATATAATGATGTAGAAAATAATCAAAATTAGAATAGCTGGAAATGGAAGGTAAAAAATTCAACACCGTGGCGAAAGTCACAACCGTCAACAGCAATCAGAGTTTACTGTTGACAGACCAGAATGGCAATGTCACTAGCATCGGCATGGATGCGCTCAAGGCTGACCTTGCTGTTGGTCAGCATGCCTGGTGCGGAAGAGTGTGGGACACCGCCAACGCAACGCCTAAGGCTGCATCATACGTTGGCTCACTTGAGTTGCTGAAGGAGTTGCCATACATCCTCGGGCTTGGCGCATACCTGGTCAAGAATGACCACAGCCGTCGGAAGCTCGACAGCAAGGATCACTACAAGTATGCTACTGGTGAACCAGCAAAGCTGGATGGTACCGAAGGTCACTATCAGTGGGGATGGGGACGTAAATTCTACGTTGTCATCAAGGATATTGGCGGATTGCACTATGAGCAGATTGGCATCAAACCAATTCCTGGTGAGTTTAATTACGAGATTCCTATCGGCAGTCTCTCTGCTGCAGGATTCGCCACTATAGAGCGAAGCACAGGCAGACTTGTGAGCTATATCAATAATGGAACTGACTATCGTGGTGGAGACAACAATTCGTCTTATGATGGCAAAAATAATACGCTTCTGGGTAGACCGGCAACTAATCTGACTGCTGAGCAGTTCAGAGCTGCAGCACGCAAGAATGGCAAGGGCTGGCTCAGCACAACCATGCGACATACATCCATTGTAGCAATTCTTTTCGGCGTCATCTTCGGTACACATTACGATCAGGATGCCGTCAATGCCAACAAGGATGCCAATGGTCTCTTCCAGGGAGGACTCGGTGTAGGCTTGACACAGATGCCAGACTGGGGCGGATACAACGGCTATAGACCTGTAGCACCTATGAGTGCAGGTATCGAGCTTGGGGATTCGTGCGGTGAAGCAACTTACGCAGTCAAGAATGACGCAGGCACAACGGTATATAATGCCAAGATTCCATGTTTCTTCGGCTTAAAGAACGGCTTCGGCAATCTCTGGCGAATGCCGGATGATGAGTTCTGTCAGGTCAACAGTGACAAGACCATGACACACCTCGTGGCTCCGTCAATATACGGTTCCTGGACCATCGGCAACGCTTCCGGCATGATAGCGTTGAGCAAGTCACCAGGCGGTGGTGAAGGATGGATCAAGACCTTGTCGATGGAACATCTCGAGAACTTCTGTACGCAGATTGGTGCTACAGAGTCAACATATTTGACTTGCTATTTCTGGAATACGTCAGGAGCAACTTCCGGTTTTCGCCTGTCTCTTCGTGGTGGCTACGCTCACAATGGTGGTCAATGCGGTCTTTCGACGCTCGATGTGAACCATGCTGTCTCGGATTACTTTGTGGGCTACGGTGCGGCCCTCTGCGAAGCAGCATCCGAGTGGTCAATTGAACCAGTGTATTACGAGGCGGCCTAGAGTGGACAGAGGTGTGCTGATGTGAGCTGGAGTGTGCAGGATTGGCCAAGGTTTCCCAGCGGAACCAAGGGCAATCCTGAGCACCCTGCGAGCGTAGCGAGCAAACCCAACCGCCCTTGGGCGGTCGATTTTTTTTGAAATTTCGCTCTTTGACATTCTTTCATTCCGATTTTTTTCAGTACCTTTGCAGGCGGTATTCAAACCAGGCTGTGATTCCTGCGCCGGTTTTCGCCTGTGTCTTCGTGGTGGCAACGCTAACAATGGTGGTCAATGCGGTCTTTCGACGCTCAATGTGAACAATGCTGTCTCGGATTACAATGTGAACTACGGTGCGGCCCTCAACTTAACAAGATACTGCAGGTTAGTTTGCTTAGCTGCAGTGATTTCGGGAGTCAGGCCTTGCCTCATGGCAAAACATACACATTAGCAGAATAGCTAGTAGATGATGACAATGGGTCATCCGGTCGAAAGTTAGGACATCATAAAAGCAGACAACAGACACAGACACCGACATTTATCAGACACCGACCTTTTTTTATATACATAAAATTTTAAAGCAAGTGAAGAGGTTAGGTAACATTTCACAGGCGGTTGAGACTTTGCAAAATTTTCGTGAAGCATTTTTTGATTTTTCGAGGCACAAGAAGTCCCGTCTCTCAGTACAAGCGTTTGAGGCAGAGTTTGAGGCAAATCTTCAAGCCCTGCTAAATGCATATGTTCATCAGACATGGCATACATCAGACTATGAGGCCAAGCCGGTTGAAAAACCCAAGCATCGCATAGTCAATAAGTTGCCTGTTGGCGATCATGTCATTCAGCATGCAGCCATGCACACCAGTGAGGATAAATTGAGAGCCAAGATTCCTTTCAACAGTCCAGCTGGTACCAAGGGTCGTGGCACGCATTTCTTCTACAAGATTATCAAGCAGGATATCTATACCTCGCCACAGCAAGACACATTCTATTGCTTGCCCATGGATATACATCATTATTTCCAAAATGTTGAGCATAATCTGCTCAAGAGAGAGTACAGGTTGTATATCAAGGACCGCAAGCTGCTTGCTTTCATCGACGAGGTCGTTGACAGCTATGCCAATGGCATTGTGCTGGGCGTCAAGCTTACACAACTTTTGGGGCAACTGTTTCTGGCGAGGTTTGACTATCTCGCCATGCGGTGTTTCGACATACTCCAAGACCCCGAGAAACACGGCTACTGGCAGGCTCGGTACGTCACAGACATGCTCCTCACATGCCGCTCGGAGCAGCAAGCTATCGTTTTAAATGTGGGGGGGTAAAATCCCTCAATGAGCGCTTCGACCGTTTTTGCCGCGAAGGGCTCAAACATTATTATAGATTCATGGACAATATCTTCATCATGCATGAAGATAAGGTCTTCTTACGCCTTATGGCGGAGCTTGCAGTCATGCACTTGGCTAGAGACTGGAAGCTGAGCATCAATAAAAGTTGGAATATTCATCGTACATGTGACGGCATAGACTTCTGTGGACAGAAGATCTTTGCCGACCATGCCCTTTTGCGCAAGCACACCAAGCAGGCACTCTGTGCCCAGGTGGCAAGATTGCGCAAACGTGGTCTTACCGATGAACAGATCCGGCGCAAGGCAGCATCGAGGCTTGGCCTAGCCAAACACGCAGATACAAAAAACTTATTAAATAAAATCGGTATGAAAAAGTATGGTCAGATTGTGAAGGCTCGCAAGGGAGAGATACCCTTCGAGGGCATGAGTTTGGCACAGAAGAAGCATCCAGGCGATATCCTGTGCCACAACATTGAGGACTATGACAAGTTCCTCATCCTCATAGAGGATTACAAGATTGATAAGTCGAGAGTCGACTTCAAGATGGAGCAGGTTGAAGAAGTTGACGACCAGGGCGTCAAACACATAGTCACCAAGAAGGTGCCAAAGGACCGCCTCGCAATTCGCTTCCGTTTCATCGATCATGTCCGGAAGACAGGACAATTCGATGAGCATGGAGAAGAGATTGAGGAGCCGGTGTGGCAACCAGAGTCGTGGTGGCTCTTTACTGGCTCAGATATCTTGGTAGATCAGGCACGCAAGGAGTGGGAACTGCTGGACAAGGGCTTCTACACCGTTGCAGCGGAACTCACCAACAAGTTTGGCAAGAAATTTTATAAGTTTATCTAGATGCACAAGAAATTTTATCTTTGCCGTATGTCATACTTGAGATATGACAGCAAGCATTTTCTTCTGTTCCTGAGTGAGCAGAAAGTAGAAAACTATCACCCAGACACCACCATGTCGGAGTCTGATGGCGATAGTAAGACAGTGACAGCCTACTGCTACGAGGGCACAGAGATTGACGGCTCCACTAAAATTGAGGCTGAGTCGGCAAGCTATCGCCAGTTCGTGAATGGTCTTGTTCGTACTAAGTACAGTCAGGGCGATGTCGAAGCCATCCTATGCAACCATGGAGATGGCAATAAGGAGCATGAGACAGAGTACCAGGTATTCCAGGAATGGCGAGAGCAGGCTAAGCAGATGGCCAAAGAATTACTCGACAGAGATATCTCATAGTTAACAGATACGGCAGGAGGAAAATTGTTCTTCCTGCCGTATTTTTATATTTCTTATATTATCTGTACCTTTGTGCCAGATTTAATCAGGTACAGATATGCAGAGAAATACCAAGGATTGGATACACTACAGCTCGGCTGGCATCGTACTGCTTGCTGGCATTGTGCTCGTGTACATCAGCTTTTTTATGTCCCACGACGTCACATCTAACGTCTTGTGGTACTTTGGGCAGAGTCTGGTTTACGTGGCAACCGTCTTTGGTTTCGCACTGACTTTTGACACCAGAGTTAAAGACATTATCAATAAATATTTTAATAACAAAAATGGCACGCAAGATTAAGAAAATTTTCGTTCATTGTACAGCAAGCCGACAGTCATGGTCTGTCGATGCCTTGCTCAAGGAGTTCAGAAACAAAGGCTGGCATTATCCAGGCTACCACTGGGTCGTAACCGCTGATGGCAAGTACACGCAGCTCATGACAGAAGACCTGCCGTCCAACGGAGTTAAAGGTCACAATTACGATTCAGTCAACGTGGCATACATGGGTGGAATATCCCGCACAGGCAAGGCTATCGACAACCGAACAGAAGAACAGAAGGCTGGACTTCGTCAACTCTTGAAGGAGTTACGACAACGCTACCCTGATGCAAAGATTATGGGACATCGTGACATCTCGCCTGACAAGAACCACAATGGAGTGGTCGATCCATGGGAGCGCATCAAGGAGTGCCCCGGTTTCGACGCTATTCCGGAATATGCCGACATTTAACATCAAGGATTATGCAGAAACATCTCAAGTCAATCATCATGGCCATATCGGTGATATTGGTCATCATCGCCTGTTTCTGGGTTTTTGACCATCGACAGCAGCGAGCGGAGCAGGAACTGAGAGAACAGCTCAATGGGCTGAAACTTCAGTATGCTCCAGCCGAGCGAGACACCATCCGAGACTCGCTCACGGTCATCACGCAGCAGGTGCTGCAGATGCCGGCAGAGGAGTACAAAATTCAGGCCTACGACCGCCAACTGCTCCATGACCTGGACATTCGTCTTGGCCAGGTCTTGGCAGACCAGCGCACGAGTCTGAGTACTGCTGATACGGTCAAGACTGACCGCAGCGACTCGGTCTATACCTACAGCGACCGATGGCTCAGTTTCCGTCTCAATACGGCGGACTCCATCTTGACATACAAGGCGAGAGACAGCCTCCAGACCATCGTCTACAGGCAGTACAAGCACAGATTCCTCTGGTGGCGGTGGGGCACCAAAGGCTATGATGTCAAGGTCATCAACTTCAATCCCCATTCCAACATATTATATAACAGCTATATACAAGTCACCCGATAATGGCAAGACAAGAGGTATATACAACAGTCATCAAGCTCAACTCTGAGGAGGCGAAGAACCGACTCAAAGAGTTGGAGGACAGAGTCGCCCGGCTGAAGAAGGCAAAACAGGATGCCTTCTCGGCGGGCGATTCCCGTTTAGGGGCTTCCCTCGCCAAGGATTTGAAGGCCGCAGAGCGAGAGATGAAGCAATTCAAAAACTCGACAATGAGCGTCAAGGAGACACTCGACAACCTGTCTAGTGCAAGCCTCGGACAGCTGGAGAAGGCTGCTAGACATCTGAAGGGGCAGATGAAGGCAGCGTCAGATCCTTCAGACTTCGCTAAATTGGACGCTCAACTCTCAAAGGTCAAGGAGCAGATGCTTGCACTGAAGGGCGCAACACGCAAGGCTGATGAGGAAGCGAGACGCATGACCGCAACGGTGTCAAACCTAAAGCATGCGTCACTCAATGACCTCAACTTCACAGCTTCCAAGCTACGTAGTCAAATGGCTGACTACGACCCGACATCTACCATGTACGCCTCTCGAGCGTCGCAGCTGAAGCTGGTAGAGGCAGAACTGGAGCGCATCCGCCTGAGTGAGCAGAAGGTGGTCACCCTCATGCAGCAATATGACAAGGAGATAGACAGCACCAATGTGGACATCAAGGAGACCAAGCGTCAGATGCAGCTGGTCAATAACACCATGTCCAACCTCAAGACCTCATCCATCCGTGACCTGGAGTACTCCATCAAGGCTCTCAACCAACAGATGAAGGGCATGCAGCGTGGTACCGAGCAGTTCAAGCAGATGGAGCTGAAGGCGAAGCAGTTGAAGGCAGAACTGCAGGCGGTCAGAGCCGAAGGAGTAGCCCAGGAGTCCTGGATCAAGCGCTCTGCAGACTGGTTCAACCGTATGCAGGGCATTGCCCTGGGAGCCGTCGCTGCCATCTCCGGCATCACCTTCACGGTCAAGAAGTGCGTTGAGGAGTATGCAAAGATGGACGATGAGATGACCAACGTCCGCAAATATACCGGTCAGGCAGCCGAGGAGGTTGAGCGCATGAACGAGGACTTCAAGAAGATGGACACCCGAACTCCTCGACAGAAGCTCAACCAGCTGGCAGAAGATGCCGGCAGACTCGGCATCACATCGACTGCTGCAGTTGAGGAGTTTGTTGATGGAGCGGATAAAATCAATGTCGCACTCGGTGATGACCTCGGCGATAAAGCAGTCTCTCAAATCGGTAAACTCGCCCAGATGTTCGGCGAAGACAAGACCAAAGGTCTGCGAGGTGCCATGTTGGCGACAGGTTCTGCAGTCAACGAACTGGCTCAGAATTCTTCTGCCTCTGCCGGTTATCTCGTTGACTTCACTGCCCGTGTGGCAGGTGTCGGCAAGCAGGCAGACTTTACACAGGCTCAGATCATGGGTCTCGCTTCTGTCCTTGACCAGAACATGCAGCAAGATGAAACGGCAGCAACAGCTGTGCAGAACCTCCTGGCAAAAATGTTCCAGGACTCAGCCAAGTTCGCTCAGATTGCAGGTCTAAATGTCAAGGAATTCGCAAAGACGTTAAAGGAGGACGCCAATGGCGCACTTCTCCAGTTTTTGGCAGCCATGAAAGCCAAAGGCGGTTTTGCAGACCTCGCACCTATGTTCGAGGAAATGAAGATGGATGGTTCCAGAGCGACAGGTGTCCTCACCGTCCTCGCAGACAAGCTCGATGACATCAAGACTGCCCAGGACCTGGCAAGCGAAGCATATTCCGAAGGCACATCCGTCCTCAATGAGTTCGAGACACAGAACGAGAATGTACAGGCTCAACTTGACAAGGCGAGCAAGAAGTTCCTGGACCTCTCCATCGAACTGGGCCAGAAACTCTATCCTGCAGCACGATATTGCATATCTGCAGCAAGTCTCGGAGTTCGGGCACTCTCCACACTCGTTGATTTCGTCAAAAAATATTGGCGTATATTAATTGTACTGACTGCCGCCATCGTTACCTATACTGCAGTATCTAAGGCCAAGTTGATAGCAGAAAAGGCGCAGATGGCATGGCTCAACATCATGATTCTGCGCGAAAAGGCGCATCTCGTCCTTGTGGGTCTCAAGACATCTGCTCTCAAGACTATGGCAATTGTCCAGATGGCGTTGACACGCGAAATAAAACTGACCACAGCAGCGCAGATGTTGTGGAACAAGGTATTGTTGGCCAACCCGATCACAGCCGTGATTGCTGTCGTTGCCGGTCTGACTGCCGCCATCGTCACCCTGTCTAAAGAGACGAGCGCCGCAGAGCAGGCGCAGCGTGACTACAATGATGCCGTGACAGATGCCAACAAGCAGGCAGCAGAAGAGGAGGCATCCATCATGCGCCTGGTATCTGCTATCCAGTCAAATACCAGTGCCGAGTCCGATCGAAAGGCTGCACTGGAGGAACTCAACGGCAAGCTGATGAGTCAGCACCTGGGCAACATTACTGAAGAGGCTGTTCGCACAGGTCAGGCAACAAGGCAGATTCAGTCGTACATCGACATGATGAAGAAGAAGATCGTCATCGATGGCTTGCAGAAGAAACTGGCTGAGTCTATAGCTAAGCAGGCTGAGGCAGAAGACCTGTTAGGAGAGGGAGATAACGACAATCGAGGCTACTGGAAGCGATTTTGGGATCGCCTCAACCCATTTGCAGGTGGCAAGACCCAGAAACTAAACTTCGTAGCCGAACACAAGGACCTGCTTCTTCAGAATATCGAGCGAGAAAAACAGTATCAGCAGAAACTCATGGCCAAGATTAATGAGCTGGAGTCCCAGCACTTCGAAATCAATGATCCGGAGCCTTGGAGAAACAATGGCTACAATGGCAAGGGCAATGATGGTACCATCATTAAACAGCATAGAACAACCGGCACTCATCAAGCTACTGAAAAAGAGCGCAAGGCTCGTGTCAAGGCAGAGAGGGCAGCTGCAGCCGAGGAACGCAAGCGACAGGCTGAAGCCAAGCGCAAGCAGAAGCAGGCAGCCGATAGCATCAAGGCTGAAACCAACGAGTTGATGGCTAACAACGCCAAAGCATATGCAGAAGGCAAGAAAACCTATCAGCAGTTCATCGACGACAGACAGAGCATCCAGATTAAGGGTTTTGCCAAGCTGAAGCAGCTATATGGTGAGAAGAGCAACGAGTACAAGCAGTTGCTTGACAACCAGGTCAACGTTGTCAAGCAGCATGATGCTGCCATTCAGAAGATGAATGAGCAGACCATTGAGCGTGAACGCCTCCAGAAGGAGGCTAGCATCAAAGCTCAGTATAATGATGCCAGTTCAGCTATCTATCAGAATGATACCGCTCTTAATGAAGCACTATATAAGAATGATGCTGAAGCCATGAAAAAACGTCTTGCACTCTTCAAAGACAGAGAGGGCAGCGAGGAGTGGCTAGATCTGAAGGCTGAGATGGAACAGGCTGAGCTCGACCACCAACTGCAGATGCAGGAGTCATACCAGAACCAGCTGAAGGAGTTGCGTCAGCAGTTCGGAAAGCAAGACCTGCAGGCACAGGAGACCATGTACCTCAATGGCCTTGACAATCTCTACAAGCAGGGATTGATCAAGGAGGAGGAGTATCAGCGCATGAAGCTAGAGATCTCCAAGCAGTTCGCTGCTCAGAGAGCCAGCCAAGATGCCGAGGACCATGGAGCAGGTAGCGCTCAGATAAAAATCGATAATAAGTCTTCTGAGATGGTCAACAGTGCCAGGGCTGCTGCAGGTGAGTCCCAGTCGACCAGCAATGCAACTCTGGGTGGATACTTCTCCTCACAAGTTGAGAACTATCAAAACACCATGGAGAAACTGAAGGAGTTGTATGGCAACGACAAGCAGAACCATGCTGCATACATGCAGGCGAAAGCGCAGATCACCTCTGATTACCTCAATAACCTGGTTGAAAAGACAGCTGTTGTTTACAATGGTATCAACGGTATTCTATCTGCGTCATCGTCATATGCTCAGGCCTGCTCTGACCTCGAGCAGGCGAAAATCTCCAAAAACTACGAAAAGCAGATTGCTGCAGCTGGCAACAACTCGAAGAAAAAGAAAAAGTTGGAGGAGAAGAGAGACAAAGAACTGGCAGCTGCGAAGTCAAAGGCAAACAAAAAAGCCATGAAGATAGAAATTGCCCAGGCGATAGCATCTACAGCAATGTCTGCTATCAATGCCTATGCATCTGCTGCAGTTATACCAACAATAGGTTGGACATTAGCTCCTATAGCAGCAGGTATGGCCACAGCTGCAGGTATGATACAGCTTGCTGCTATCAAAAAGCAGCACCAGGCAGAGGCAGCAGGTTACTACGAAGGTGGTTACACCGGAGGCAACCGCTACCGAAAGGAAGCAGGAGTCGTACATGAAGGCGAGTTCGTGGCTAATCACAATGCCGTCAACAACTCATCCATCCGTCCAGCTCTCGACCTCATCGACAAGGCGCAGCGCTCCAACACTGTCGGCTCGCTGACCGCTGATGATATCACACGTTCTCTCGGACAGGGCAGCAGTACCGTGGTGGCTCCTGTTGTCAATGTCAACAATGATAACACCGAGGTACGCCAGTCTCTCGATGGTGTCAATGCAGCCGTCAGTCGTCTGACACAGACTCTTGACGATGGCATTGAGGTTGAAGTTCCGATATCTGGTCGTAGAGGTCTGCACCGCAGACTGCAGGATTATCAGCGCATTTTAAACAATAAGTAGTGGAATATGATAACATGCATCATCAATGGCCATAAGGCCTATCCCATTTCTACATCATCCATCAAGGTGACATACGCAAACCAGTATGTCACCGATGATGGTGAGTACACCTATGACATCACCTTCCCCATGAATATCCTGGAGAACCGTGTCATATTCAAGAATGTCTCACGTTTGGAAGTCAAGAAGAACATCGCCAAATACGATGACTGCAAGCTGTTCTGTAACAGCCAGCTAATCATGAGCGGTGTCGGTACCATACTCTCCGTGAATGAGAAAGAAATCAAACTACAGATAGTCGGAGGCAAATCACGCATCAAGTTCAATGACCGCCTGACCAAGCACTACATCGATGAGATTCCGTTTGGTACAGCTGACAAGCCCGGTTATACAGTTGATAAGGGCTGGTCTCAGGGATGGAAAGGTCTTCAGAAGATTAAGGACATCTATAGATTGGATGATGATAAATCGAAGTTCCTGGGAGTAGAGGGTAAATGGTGTTTTGTTCCTATACGGGACGAAACAAATGATATGATTGCCAATTTTGTAGGAGTAGATAAAACGAAAGTATTTATTGGCTACAATGCACCATTTATAGTAAACCCAGCAGTTCAGCCCAACCTGATGTATATCTTCCGTAAGGTAGTAGAATACGAGGGATATACTCTCAAGCGCAACGACTTCGACTGCAAGCCGTGGAACCTCCTGTATATCGCATCGGCCTACAAGACTCGTGAGCTGCGAAGGGCACTTCCTCATTGGTCGAGCTATACTTTTATAGAGGAATTTCGAAAACTTTTCAATGCCACCATTGTTTTTGATGATATCCAAAAAACTTGTTCTGTTATCAAAAAATCAGAGCTGACAACCGCAGATTCCGTAGCGATTGAGCCTCTGGACGAATACACAACGGACTATGACGAAGACGGATCCTTCTCCACGTCATCTACAGCAAATCTGGAGTATAATCTGGGTGATTCTGCAAACAGAGACAACTATGAAGTTATCTCAAAAAAAGTCTTCGAAAATTTTGAAATAGTCCATAGTACAGAACCCCGGTACCCGCAAAATCAGTTCCAAGGGACAACACAGTCATGGTCTAAAAGGCAAAAAAGACAGACTATCATTGAGTATAATGGTAGTTACTACATATATGTAGAGAATGAGGACGGTTCGAGAACATGGCAGCTGGCAGGTGTTTGGTCACCATTAATCAGGGACAGTTCTTCTGATGATTATGTTGATCTGAACATATCACCTGCTGCACAAGTTGTAGAGGATATCAATTTCAAAACAGCAATCATAGGAGAAGATAATTACTACGAGAAGCGATGCCTTCTTTCAATACCTAATGATAAGGAGCCGGATTCCAAGGAGTGCGATGTTGATGATGACGGATATAACTACACATCCGTGCAGGATGCGATAGATGATGAGTCAACGCTCGATAAATCCGAAGATGATCAGGAATGCATGAATATATTCTTCATTATTCCAGGAGAAGTACAAGATGACAACAAATTTAGTTGGGTTAGAGCGAAGTCTAGGTGGCCAAAATTCAAAACCGACTACCGAATAAATAAAGAATATTGTGGTAGTGCCGTAGGAGGGTTTGGTGGGAACGGAGGAGGAACAATTAAAGAAAAATATCCTTACTCTCTGTCGATTTGTACGAAATCTACTAATGATGTTACTCTGGGTTGCTTACATGATAATGGTCTCAGAATAGACAACAAGAACTGCATGGAAATCAAGTTCAAGTCAGATGAGATTCCGGATCCATCCAAGATATACATCATCCGCAACAAAAAATATGTGTGTGAGAAGATAGAGATGGAAGTCAAGGACGATGCCATCGAGCCAGTTTACACGGGATATTTTTATATGCTATCATAATATATATAATAAGGTGGGGAGCAGTAGCTCTCCACCTTATTATATTATAGGATACCCTGATAGTTCTTGATATACTCATTCGCCTTCTGTATATCCTTTGGTGTGTATATATCGGTGATGAGTATAGATGAGTGCCTCGCCTGGTCTCTGACCGACAAGACATCGGCATTGGCCCGCAGCATATTGGTGATGCCTGTGTCCTTAAGGCTATAGAATTTGAAGCGAGGTGAGAGCTTCAGTTCCTTCCTCAGGACACGAGTCCAGTAATCTCTGAACATTTTCTCATTCTTTCTTTCTGGTCCGGGGCAGAACCCGTCAGAAAAGAGGTAGTCCTGCCCTGGGTGAGAGAATATGTTGAGTTCCATCATCAGCTTGATGACATGAGTCGGCAACGTAATCACGGCATCATTGCCGTTCTTCGTGTTCTCGCCATGCAGACTGATAGTCTGAGTCTTGACGTGGATATCGCAGATTCTGAGATAGGACATCTCTCTAGGTCGGATGAAGAGGTAGTGGATGATTTCACACGCCAGCAGAAAGTGTCTATTATGCTGCAGCAGATAATCTCTGATGAGTTGCATAGTGCAGTCTGGTATGACATCTCTGCTTTTCTTCTGCCTGTTCTTGATACGTTCCAAACCTTCTGTTGGGTTCTTGGGTATATAGCCTCGAGCCAACAGATAAGCGGAGAAACTCTTAGTCCAGGCAAGATAGTTGTTGCGAGTCAATACTGTATTATTCCTGTCGATGAAAATGTAGTCCAGGAACTTGCTCACATTACTTTTGTCCCATTGATAAGAAAAATTGAGAGTTATGTTTTTTTCTTTCTTCCATCTTTCCAAGATCCGTACACGGCTGCTGTAGTCAACTAAAGTCTCCTCACGCATACTTCCCTCATTGCACATTTTTGTTAGATAAGCCTTATATTTCTCGAGAACGTCGTCCCACTTCGTATATTCCAGAGGCTGCAGAGACTCAATCCAAGGATTCCAGCCTGCCATAAGTTTCTCGGTGAGATTCTTCATAATCTGATCGGCATAGACACGCTGGTTCCGCTTGCCCTTGATATGGTCAAGCATAATTTTTTTCTTCCTCATGCGGTTGATCTCTGGATCAAACGCCATGAAGGAGATATAACATTCTGATCTTTGATGAAAAACTGGAGGTTTCCAGCCTATGACACTACTAAGTACTGTGTCATTCGAATTTGGAGAATAATTTTTTTTAGCCATATCTTTAATTTTTCTCAGATACAGCCTATTATTAATAATGTATATAGGAGTGATACCGAAATTGTACCGACCATTTTGGCACCGACTGAGGCAAATCCTCAGTGTTTATGGCACATCTGCCGGCTTTTCGTCGGGATTACTGGACTCGAACCAGCGACCTCATCGTCCCGAACGACGTGCGCTACCAACTGCGCTAAATCCCGATATCTGCTGCAAAGGTACATTAAA